ACATCGTCTCCAGCAAAACCAAACAACGAGAAGGTAGAAATATAGACAGTGCCGCTTGTAGCTGAAGCATCTGTAGTGCCAGTTATTGAGCATCTATACCATCCGTTGCCTACGTCTTGAATAGTGGCAGAGCCTTCTATAGTGCTGTCTATTGTGCCGTCAGAAAGATCAAACAAAGTCCTTGCCTGATAAGCAACGCCGTCATAAAAAGACAAACCAGCGGTATCATATCCTCCGGCTTTTAAATAGGCGGTAAAGGTATATGGAGTGCTAGACGACACTGCGCCCACTCCACTGGTTGTTCTGTGAAAAGAAGAAGACGCGGAAGTCGCAACGCCATAATACACGTTGGCTTGTCCGTCAGGGCTTGCCACAGTGTTTGAAGTATCGGTTAAGCCTGATGCTGTCCACTGCGTAAAGTCTTCAGAGTAAGTAACCAGATTAGTCCGAGCTTCAGACTCATGCAGCAACCCAGCATTGGCCCAAGCAGTGCCGTTGTATACGTGGTGGCCTACTCTTGGGAGATAACGTGCGACTGATGGATCTACTGAGGACTCGCGGACGCTGATGTTGTCTATGGTAATGTCTGTAGAAGACGCTTCCGATCTAATGCGTAAATTACCACTACCTGACGCAGTTACGTTTCCTTTAATCAGGCCAGAACCGCTTGTTATATTGAAGTCATCACTTGTACCGCCAAATCTAAAGGCTAGATAATTTGAGCCAGTTAAATTGCCACTTATATTTATTTCGTAAGAATATGTCTTGCCATTAACTAAACCAATGTTTTGCTCAAAGTAACGCCCGTCACTAGTAGAGCCTTCAGCAACAGCAACGCCATCAGCAATGCTCCAGCCTGTGCCCTTCGTCCAATCCGTATCCGTATCAAACGTGCCGTTAGTAACTAACTCAGGGCCGAACGGACGCGCCGCCGTGGGAACGTATGAGTCCCCGCGCTCGGGGTTGTCCACCATGCCGCCTAGGTCGCTGCGGTAAGCGTGTGCGCCCCAGATGTAGATTCCTGAAGTGCCGTCCCCTGTTGTAGTTCTGTTGTAAGTTCCTGAAGGAGCGACAGTAGACGCGCCTACTGAATATCTAAATTGTGTACCACCGCTGTAGTCTATTTTAAAATCTACTCTGTACCATCCGTTACCTACGTCCGTGGCTGAAGCCTCTGCATTTAAAAGAGGATGAGCATTTACAGAAAGGACACCCGTGTCTAAATCTAAAACAGCCCTGCCGTCTATTGCGCTTACGTTAAGTCGCATAGTAGCGTAACGGGCAGTTTCTTTTTTGACGAAAACCGATCCTGTTGGTTTTTGAGACGCGGGAGTAACCACGAAAACGTCTACACCGTGATTGCTAATACCGCTATTGTCATTAGTTGTTCCGCTGTCTGGAACAAGCAAGTCTGCTGTAAAGGTGCCATCAGGTGCAGTTGCTTGATTAGCTGTTACAGTTGATGTTGTTTTAGCCCACGCCGCATTACTGAAGTCCTCAGAGTACGTCAGCAGATTATGCGGTGCCCACTTCAGCAACCCATCGCTGTCCACCATAGTGGCGTTACCACTGCGGTCGTGAGTGATCGCCTGGTTGAAGTTCTTGGTGCCGTTGGCTACGTACTTATTTATATCAAAGTTGAACGCAAGCGAAGGCTCCGAAGAGCCTACTGCGTTACCTGATAGCGCCTTCTTGACACTAACGCCAAGCCTGTTAAGCGCCCCAAACATCAGATCATCTCCGTTACGTAAGCCGTCCCAGTTGATCCAGATGTAATAAAGCTAATGGTGTCGCCTTCGTAAGTATGAATAAACTCTACGAAGTACGCAGGAAGGAAACAACTAGAAGTCGTAGCAGTACCTTCTATTGAAAAGTGAACGTCTTGTGAAGACACAACGCGGACTACACGATTAGACACAGCAGTGCTAGAAGCGGCTGTTCCTGATATGCTAATGGTTTGTGATGTAGAAGGACGAAGGACTTGAATAGGAGCTGAGTTTGCATCTCTTGCTAAACGTGACATAGGGTTCTCCTTGAGTCAGAAAATAAAAGGGGGTTTTTGAAAGGAACCCCATAACCTTACATTACTTACTCGTCAAATACAGCAATAACAAGACCAGCTTCAGGACGATACACTTGAACACCGTAAAGAGTGTCTGCTGTGTATAGAGTCGAGAGATACTCTTGCTTGTACTGAGTCTGTGAACGTACAGACATTTGCTCCGCATGGACAATTGCATCCTTGTGGAAGAACAAACAGCCACGAACATTAGCCTCAAGTACAGGACAGTTGCTAGAAACATATACGTCAACGCCGTACACGTTACCGATCAGACCAGACTTAACAGTGCGATCATCACGGAAGTCACTAGAAACGTAACGCTCAATACCCATGATAGTGCTACGAGCAGCAGGAGGGATAATCAACGACCGTCCTTCCATTGGAACATTAGCATCATCAAGGATCTTGATAGCTTCACGGAAACCTTCGTCTGTGAAGTTGTCACCTGTAGCTACTGTAGAAGCAGCAAAGGTAGCAAGACCAGAAGAAGCATTAAAGTAATAGCTGTTACTGTTAACCCAGTCAGCGCCAGTAGGAGCAGATAGGTCAAGAGTGCCATCACCAAAACCAGTACCAGCATTCATCAGGTCAGTATCAACCTTTAGTGCCAACTGATAACCAGCATCTTCAGTATAGAACTGACGGAGGCTGTTAAGTGCCTGTACTTCTACGATGTCTTCAATGAAACGTGAGTATTCAAAGTGACGGTCGATTGCAATTTGAAGCTCTGTTTCTACATTAGCTTGAATTGTTACCGCAGTATCAGCAACCTTCGCTGATGCAGCACCACGAATGGGCTTGGGTACATGAATGGTGTCGCCTTTCTTGCCTTTCATACCGATCTTTTTGACAAGGGGAGACATTTTTAAATTCTTTTGGTACGCAGCAATTACTTCGTCACTCCAGATTTCTGGAATAAACGTAGCGGCAGCAGTTTTATTTACAATAGAACCCCCGCCAACTGTACCGGGATAAACTTGATTAGCCATGATAAATTTCCTTTTAGATTAGGTTAGCGAACACGACCCTCGGAGTATGCTTTAAATACCTCATCCGAGATAGCAGCATAACGATCCGGGTCTTCTCGCATCAGTTTAATAATATCAACCCTACGATAGATTTTGTTTTTTGTAGTTTGCCCAGAACCTCTAGCACTACCTGTATTCGCACTTTTCAACTGTTGTTTACGAGCTTGCTTTTCAACTGCTACGGTTTGTTCTGCTACTGAAGCACGTTCTTTCCAAAGCGTAAACAGCTCATTAGCTGCATCGTAATCGTATGATTGATCGGCTTGAATAAACAATTGAGTTCTAATTTTTGAAGCCTTTATCCAATCTTGAAACTTAGAGTTAGACAGCACTTCTTTCATGTCTGGATGACTTGACTGAAGCTGTGATAATGCTGTTTCTTTCTTAGCTTTAAGCGTGTATTCCTTGGCTTGCAAAATACTAGGGTGGTTATCAATTGCTCGGTTTACTGCTGATGCTGGATCAACAAAAAAGTCTACATCTTCATCAGATTGACTGTTGTCCGTTGCCTCATTGTTTATGGGTTGTGCTTTTATGTGATCGTCAACAAGTTTCCGTAACTCACCAACCTCTGAGCCTTGCTGTCCCAAGAGTTTTTCAGCGTTTTGATGCATATCTACCAAGTCTTTTAGTGACTTGCCTTGATACTTCTCTGGTAACGCCTCTTCCTCTTGAACTGTTTCTTCTTGAGCTACCTCTTCTTGAGACTCAAAATCTTCAGCTTGATCTACAGAATCAGTTACAGTTTCTTCATTGTTCTCAACTTCGCTTCCATCTACTAATGTTGCTCTTGACATTATTTCCCCGCCTAATTGGTTATGGAGATTTATTTACGACCAGCTCTTTCGTGTTCTCGTAACCATTTTTGGTGACGACCTGGGAATTCTCCAGACGACCCATCTAGTACGCACGCCGTTGCTGATACGACCCTTGTAGAATTAGCACCACAACCACATCTGCTGATTGCAATGTCTCCTTCTACAAATTCTTCTGTTAGATGCCCATTACTGCATCTAAATTCATATACTTTAAGCATTATTTTTCTATATCTTCAAATGCATTGTTTACACCTACCTCAAAATTTAAGATAAACGACAATACATTTAACTGACCTTTGCGAAAATGCAAATCATCTGCATCTTTTACCGCGTCAACAGAGTTAATAATTTCTTTGTTTTGCTCTAAGTCACTGATAAACTGTTTCCAGCCTTCAGTTCTAAACAAATCAAAATAATTGTTATAGTACAACTCATGTGTAACAGTGTCTTCCATTATATTATACCACACTTTTAATTGTTTGTCAAGAGCTTTTGGTATTTTTACCTGTTTTCTTGTTAGTGGCTGTACGTTGCCCTCGCTTAGGAAGACTTGGTTTTGATTTAGATTTCTTCATTCCATAACCAGGCATAGCTTTCTCCTTTGCTGTTTTAGATAAATCTTCAAAATGGAAAAGTTTTACAGATGTTTTTGTATGTGTTTTGCCTGAGTGTACTGAACCGTCAGGCATTTTATGAGTACTTCCTTTGTGTACAGCACCATCACGACTATAGTGTTTTACACCTTTAGCCATCTAAATCACCATTTAACTTTATCAGCCCAATAAGCTGCTGACATTTTTCCTTTACTAATATTTCCAGCGTGTCGAGCTTTGAATGACTTTCGTCTAGCTTTTTCTGAAGCTGTAGAAGGATTTTTTCCAGCACCTGATACTCCTTGTTGTCCGAATCGAATTGTTTTAATTTTGTCGCCTTCTTTAGCAACTACTACGTGAGACTTCTTAGGATGGTTAGGAGTCCGCTTTGGCTTGTTGTATCCGCTTACTCCTGCTCGCTTTAACCTTGAGTCTTTTTCCTTCATTGTCCGAATCCTCCGCCTTGATTAGGGATTCTACCTTGGCCTCCACCTCCGACAGCCGATTGAAGTGTTCTTTGAATGCCTCGTTGATCTGGCGCACTAGCTGGTCGAACTCGTTCTGGGTCATTAGCATTTTTAGTTTCCTTTTGATCTACTTCGGCTTGTTTGATTAGTGTTTGAGCTATTTTAAGACGACGATCAAACTCTTTGTCATCTTGATCTCCTTCTCGTAAGTTCTTTGTTATAGCTTCAATCTTATCTATTTCAAGCTCTTGTGGCGCAAGCATAGTATCCATATCGTATTTCTTAGCTCTAGCCATAGACTCCTGTGCTTGACCCGTTAAGGCTGCTGTCTGGCTTTGTTGTAGTGCTAGCTGAACCTGCTGAATTTGCTGCTGGGCTTGTTCTGCTTGTGGATTAGGCTGTGATGCTTGTTTGAGAGTAGCGATAAGCTCTTCACGATTAGATAAATTCATGTTGTCTATAATGCTTTCAATCAAGATAGGGTACAGCGGTGACTGCTTATCCATAGTTTGCAGTAATTGAACTAGCTGAGTAACCTCGTATTCCCTAGCTATAATGCCCAGTGTTGACGTAGCGTTGAACTTGTAATCTGCTACTGGGTAATTATCAGGATCAAACTGCATGTACCTATAGGCCGCTTTCTTAACAAATGGAAGTAAAAACGACTGCTGAAAGTTTATTAATGTTCTCTTTTGCCGCTTAATTAGCGCACCAAGAGACATAGATATACCCGCAGCAGTAGCTTCACCGTTAACCTGACCGGCTAATCCTGCGCTATCTACTGCTCCAGTAGCTTGTTGTACCATTTGCTGTAAGGCTTGAGCCTGTGCAAAAGTAATTTGATTAACTTGACCAAAGTTAAAGGGCTGAAGTATCTCACGAGGATCGCCGTTAGTAAGGATCATCTTACCAGGACGCACTTCTGGCTTAGATCCCCTTGGAAGTCTTGTTGCGTCGATAGCCATCATCGGATGAATTGTTAGTGCTAACGCATCAATACGCGCTCTAAGCTCTGTATCTAGCGCCTTTTGGCTGTTATATCCCTTCTCACACACCCCACGACCCCAAAACATAGAGGGAACTACGTCCCAGGGAAAAGCAATAACGGGTCTATCCTTCATCATGTAGGGGTTTAACTCTGCTTTTAGCAGAAATTCACCGTTAGCTATAACAATAATAGCTTCAACATAAGCATTTTCTTCTTCAATATCTTCATCTATAGCATCTTGAAGAATAGTTTTAGGCACCAATCCATAATACTTAGTTAATCTAACTTGATCTTCTGGGTAAGTAGATAAGTCTTGATCTGGCTCTAAATCTGTATTTGAAGGGGCATTACCAATATAACCTTCATTATATACGCCCTGCTCTTGAAGCTGCTCAATGTGATGACGACCAACAAACTCATCAATAGCAACACCTAGAGCATCATCTACTGACGTAGCTACAGGATCAATTAAAAAGTTCTGAGGCATAATAGGACGTAACTTAACAACTACGCGATCAGTGATGTTTACACCTACAGCCTGTAGCTGACCATCCATTATGGGTTGAGTAGCTGGCTTCATCTCTTTAATTTCTTCTAAAACAATTTCACCAACGCCCGTTCCAAAGACCGCAGAGTTAATTAAGCACTCAGCAACAGCCTTTCTAACCATAGTATTTTCAAAGTCTTCGGTTAGTTTATTTCTAAGATACTGAACGTCTTGCGCTTCTTTATCATTAACATCATCCGCTATATTAAACCACTGACCACGACCAAAGGTAGCCTCTTCGATCTCAGCTACGTTAGATTCTACGGCTTGCTGTAATGCTGGAGAGATGATACGTGAACGCTCAGACGCCCTATCAACGTCTTCTGCTGCCCAGATTCCTCGCCACAGACGGTAATACTCATCGAACTTGTCTTGGTAATTACTTTCGTAATCATCGCGCCAGTCTTCACATTTTTGCATAACCCAATCTTCGACTGTGGATTCCAGCATTAAAGGATCTGGACTATAAATTTCATCTGCCATTATAATATCCTACTAAAAATTTCTGAGTCTTCCACTATTAGTTGTAAGCTCTAAAGTTACAGCAACCTCAACTACTCCTACAGTTCCGGCTTGAACTTTTACCGTTTCGTCTTCATGTAAAACAAACAAAGGGCCGCCGCCATTAGATAATGAAATGTTGCTTGTCCCTGCTATAGAGGCAGCATCAAATATATAAATTTGTGGTGTTCCTTCTAAGTCCCAATACAAATCCACTGTATTTGTTGACACCTCGTGATTAGCAACAAAAATATATTTGATAATTGCAGAGTGGTTCTTGGGAACTTCAAACAACTCAGTTAACGTGGTATCTGTCAACGTAGCATGTTTTGTATACAGCTTAGATAATTGTTCACGCATTTTAGTACCCTGCCACAATATCTAAAATTTCAGGTTCATCAAAATCCCAATCACCAATACCATAAGGTACTTGAGCAAGCTGATCTACGTAACTAAGAGAATCAATAAGATCGTCATGTGTCAACGCATCTGGAAATTGATAAAGCTGATCTAAAAAACGAGCGTTCCATTCGCCTTTATTTAAAGTTATCATGCCGTTTTCAAAACGTCCTTGTAATGCCCACATAATTCTATCAGTTTTTTTCTTGTTACCGTGAGTCAGTGTTTGTATGGGGAAGAACTTGCTGTGTCTTCTTTGGAGATCCATAAGGGGTGAAGTAACGGCCTGTTTAGCGATTCCGCGTTCGATACCAACAGAAATAGGATTGTAATCTTTAACAGCTTTAAATATTTTGTTGGCTGTTTCATTTAAATCCCAACGTCCGTATATGATATTATCAACAAACCAATGGCCGTTGTCGCTTACTTTAACAACTGATATTGCCGTGTCGTCTAGTCTTGCGTTCTTACTTCTTGCTTTTCCTACTTCTTCAAAACCAGCTAGGTCAATAGCAACGTAGTAATCACCTGCGTCTTCAGAGTCTTTTTCACCGAATTGAACCCACTCTTCCTTAAACATCTCAGAGCCTTTAGACTCAAACGACGCCATGAACTCTTGACGAAACGCATAAGACGACATAGATCGTTTAGCTGCGTTTATCTCTGATTCTTTTAGAAACGGATTGTCGTAGCTAGTAAAATGCCACGACGCCCACTCTGCATCTTTGGATATTTCAGAATACTTATACAAATCGTAAAAATGATTACGACCCTTTGGAGTACCTATAAAGATAGCAGGAGCTTCTTTGTCTGCACAAGCTGGTCTTAGAATTTCTTCCCAAACTTCAGCTTTAATATCAGCATATTCGTCTAACACTAAGTAGTTAAGCGATACACCACGCATAGTATCTGGACGGTCAGCGCCACGTAAACCTATCGTTTGTCCATTAATTAACTCAATGTCTAAGTTGTTAATGTGTGCTTTTTTAATAACACTATGCCCTAGTGAGAGCAAAGTGCGCCACATAATCTGTCTTGCTTGTCCTTGTGTAGGCGCTACATAAAACGTCCATGATCTAGGGTCATCACTTTGTAGAGCGTTTATTAATAAACTCCAAGCGGCCAGGTAAGACTTACCACAACGACGACCAGCAGCCACCACTTTAAAGCGTGTAGGGTCATTGAACACCTCCTGCTGCCAGTTTGTAAACTGTACGTCTAAATCAGTCATATTAATACAACCACATAACTGGAGAAGCACCTCTTGTGTCTAAATGCACAAACGTATCTGCAACGCCTACGCCTGTAAAGCCTAGTTTCATTGCTTCTTTTATTATTTTAAAACGGCTTGCACTGTCTAGTATTTGTACGTCAGCAGCAATTCCCTGTGCGTGCCGTCCGGGTACGACTTTAGCAGCTTCAATTGAATGTTCAGGGTCACGATAGCCGCTAGTAATCTTAAAGGGAAACCCACAATTGGAACGTAACTTATCTAACAAAAGTAAGAAATCATCCTCCATTCGATTGTTTCCGGTTTCTTGACAGTCAAACTCTTCAATCTTGAAGTATTTCACCGGAGTCTCCATCAATAATTTCACCTGTTGCAATATCAGTATTACTGACACCCGTAATGTTAATCTGAATGGCACTTCTACCGCTGCCTTGTACCACTTCTTTTTCAAACATGGCTGTTGGAGCAACACGATCCATAACAAGTTTCCAGGCTGCTGCTTGGTTTTTATGGTCGTCGTCGAGGGCGGCGTTAAAGATGGCTTCAAGAACCTTTGCAGACTTCGGTGAAGCCAGCATACGCGCCTTATATTCGTTCATAACGGCTGCGTCGCCTTTAGGACGACCACGTACACCACGGTTACCTTTCTTAACAGCCGCCACAGCAGTCTTTTTCGGACGACCACGACCCTTTCTGGTTTCTTTTATCATAACAATCTTTGTTCTCTTTAAAGTTCTTTAAAGCTCTTTAAAGTTACTTTAAAGCTCTAAAGTTCTTTAAAGCTCTAAAGTTCTAAAGTTCTTTAAAGTTACTTTAAAGTTACTTTAAAGTTACTTTAAAGTTACTTTAAAGTTAAAAATATAAAAAT